CCTTTTTACCTCTCAGTCTTCCAGACTGTACCCATTGACCATAGTCATTCATTGTTATTTGTATAATTTCAGTGTTATTACCAGGAACAACACTTACTTTTACACTATTATATAATGAACCTGTTGCGATCTTATTTGATATACCTTGTTTCTTAGCAAATCCAAAGGGGTAGCGTTTTTCAGCTAACGCCTCTTTGAATTTGTTTTCAATAATCGGTGCAATCGCATTTAAGTCCATATTATCTAGCTTGTGTTACTGTTGCTATTACTGATGGTATTGCTGGGATATTTCCACTAGCTGCTTCTGCTAATACGGTTGCGTTACCATTTGTAAACTGATAACCCAATTCATAGTAGTCATTTGCTGAAGCATCATCTAGTATATTAACCGTCATTACCTGTGCAGTATTATTTGCTAGTGTAACTTTTGTTGCACTATCACCTATATTTGTTCCATTCTTTTTAAACCATACATAAGCACTGTCAGCACCAGCAGATGTTTCAATCTGTGCTGAGAATTGTACATTATATGTACCACCATTTGCAACAGTTAATCTTGAACCACTTACCAATGACACACCAGCTATACTTCCTGAAGCATCAAAGTTTAATGATCCACTTACACCAGCACTTCCGCTTTGGGTTGTGTTAGACCAAAACTGTCCGGCATTAAACATCTTGTGACCATACATTGTAAGATCACCAGCGTTTGCTATTGTAACAGAACCGCTAACACCCAATGAACCAGTAATATTTGTATTACCGATTATTGTTGATGATCCGGTTACGTTTAATGCACCAGTTATATTTGTATTGAAACCTTTAATATCTAATGCATATGCTGCAGAAGAAGATATATTCATTCCACCAGTCACATTCATTACATTAGTGCCAGCACCAATTACATTTAATGAACTTGATACAAATACTGCTGAACCAGAGTCAATCCAAAAAGTTGTTCTTCTTTGTGTATTTGATAGACCAGAACCAACAGCAAACACAATGTCCTGTGCTAATGCTAAACTACCAGTATCATTAAATCTACCAAAGAATGCTGATCCACCATTTGTACCAGCATTATGTGAAGCTGAAACGTGTAGGTTATTACCATATGCTATAGTTGAAATTAAGTTAGCATTAGATGATGAAACAGCTGATGATGATACGTTAATACTAACACCACCAAGTAAGTTATTTGTAATATTTCTAGTTACGTTACTTGATTGTGAACCAGAAGCAAATATTGTATGTGATGAACCTAAAAATGCGTTACCTCCAACAGTAAGTGTATTATTAGTTATTGATGAGCTTACAGCATTATTAATGGTTACTTGTGCATTACTAATATTAGTAGCATAAACAATTGAACTACTAAGATGATTTAATATGATTGTATTTCCATTAATTAAGTTTCCTGAAGTTACTGCTGCTGTATTAGTTACAAAAGCTTGTGTTGATGATATAGCACCACCATTTAATAAGTTTACACCAACAGCGGCAGAACCACTATTGTGAACTAAATTTATTTGACCACCATATATTGTATTTTGTTGAATGGTTGGTGCAGCTAAAGAACTAGATGTAAAGCTTAATCCGATTGAAGAACCAAAACCAAGTACATTACCTGAAGTTTTTGCTGGTAACAATGAACCAGTAGACATAAAGATACCAGCATTATTACCATTAATCCAGTTATGTGAACCACTTATATAACCACTATGTCCAGCCCAAGCAGCTAAGAATAATGATGGCCTAATTTGTGGCATTGATACAATGTTGTTACTACCAGTTATTCTTAATGAACCTGTGTAGTTTGCTTGTGATGCACCAGCACCACCTGGATTTGGATTATCACCCCAACCTAATATAATATTTGATTGACCACCTAATGAACTTGTTAAGTAGTTGTCAATATTGATTGTTGTATTATTAGAAATAGTTGATAAACTTCCACTTCTAATATTTAAACTACCTGTTATATTAACCAATGGTCTCAAATTAATTGAACCATTATTGTTTATAAAATTAATAGTTTTACCAGTACCATTTGTTGTAAATCCTAAATCACCATTAGTTGTGAAGTTGATTGAACCTGAACCTACACCACCTGGTGCGTTTTCAAAATTCATATTACCATTAGATTGCAAATATGTATTGATACCATTTAAGAAAACAGTTGGTTGTGAATTACCACCAAACTCGTTTGTTTGGAAATATATACTTTGTGCTTGTGCGCCAGAACCACTATTAATTGTTAAACCAATATTGAATGGATCTATAACATTAATTGTTTCCTGTCCAAAAAATACGTTTGAACCAGTAGTTGCAAAAACACCAGAACCTGTACCATTTAATAATCCAGCATTCTCAGCATATGTTGAATGTGATGAACTAACAGCATTCTGAGCCTGAGATGCTGATACAGCGTTCTGTGCTTGACTAGCACTCAACGCATTTGATGCATAAGATGCTGTACCTTGTAAGTTACCAAAGAAACCAGCAGATGCTGTAGTTGCTCCAGTAACATTTAAATTACCTAATGGTACATTAACTGTACCGTTTAATGTTTGAACATCACTAGCTTCATCACCTAAGATATTAGATCCTGATGTGAAGATTACAGATGATGTTTGATATATTGTTTGTAAATAAGTTATTGATGCAGAAAGTGCTGTGATTGAACCAGTTACATTTAATGATCCAGAGATTGTCTGTGAACCATTGAATGTATTAGATCCAGTTGTAGCGAATACAGCTGATCCAGTTCCTTCTAATGTGTCAGCGGAGATTGCTGATATTGCACTATTAGCTACATCACTATCTTGTGCAAATGATGCGGATAAAGCAGTTGATGCATATGATGCACTATTTGCGTTAGATGCGAATGAAGCAGTACCTTGTACATTACCAATATAACCATCAGTAGCTTTAATTGCACCAGTAACTTCAAATAAGCTACCAGTTAATTGGAATGATGCTGATGATGCTTGATTTGAAAAATCACCTCTAATTGATTGTTCTGTAACATAAAAATTACTTTGAGGAATTGGTGATGAACCAGATAGATTACCAGCACCCAAATATACTGAATCATCTCCAATGCTTAACTGTGAGTATTCACTGTTAATTCTATCTAAATGTTGAAAAGAAATAACACCATTATAAGAACCAGTACCCTCATAGATACTTGTTACAATATATTGGCTATCCTCATATGTTGGAAGATGTCTTGAGTTTTCAATTGTTGCTAACTTCAAGTTATCTTTAAAATAATCTAATTCTAAAGATGTTGCTCCGGTAATTTGGTTAAGATTATTAACCCAATAGTTTGTTTTAAAATGTGAACCAGTATGATAAGAAATGGTATCACCAGAATATCTTGTCTGGCTAACATATTGCGTACCACCACCTACAATTGTAAAACCAGGGGCACCTTGATAACCTAAACCTTCTTGTGATGAGAATACAACATCATTTAATAATTGTACTGTACCACTTGGTGGTGCAGCAATCGTTGTATCTGTTCCTGGTAAATCCAAAGATAATACCTGATGATCATCTAGATATATTGAACCAGATCCAACATATAGATGTCTAAATGGTTTAGTCGGTGAACCAAGATCTATTGAGTTAGATACAGCTGGAATAATTGAGCTTACCAATGATCCAGTTAATGATATGCTACCACTAAGTTCAACAGATGTGGTTGAAACTTTAATAGGTACACTTGTACCATAACCATCTGTTAATGGTTTTAATGTTGATGTAATATAATCACCAGAACCAGTACCGACATTTAAAACTGATTGATAAGAGGCGCTTATATATTGATTACCTAAATTTGACATATTAATGTGTTGGTTTTATTGAAATTATGCTATCACCATATTGAGCTTCTAAATTTTCTATTAGTTCTTTTGTTAACTTAACATTCTCCAATAAGGTTGGTTTGTTTTCTGAGCCGTTGGCCCAAATTATTTTGTAATTCATATTATTTTATATTTTTTTCCATTTCTTATTTATTTCATTCCAAAGTTCCGCTAACTCATACCACTTTTTATTACCAGCAAATGGTTGCTCAGGTAATGTACATCTGTTATAATCGTGTGGTTGAGTCAATGTAATGTTCATTGTCCAACCAGCTAAAATGTCATCAAACCTCTCTAAGAAAGGTTCTACTGATGCATTCCATTGGGATTGATACTCAGATAAATATAGCTTAGTGAACAAATCCTTACATATTTCTAAAGTATCATTCATTAAATCTCTTTGATTAGAATAATCTTCATTCAATCTATCTGCTACAATTATTTGAAAGTTATATGTTAATTGGTTTTGGTCTAATATGGTATCCTGTGGTATAGCATATACTTTAGGATATACTGGTGATAGTTTTGTGTTTAAGTCTACAGTTAATTCTGTTAGATCACCATATCCGTATGAATTAACCTGTGGATGATTATTAGCTAGGTTCTGTATATCACCTAGTAGTTGCTTATAGTTAACATAAAATATCTCTTGTGGTGTTGGAAGTGTAGCACCAGATGTAAACGGAAGAACACATTGGTTATAATTAAATGGTTGTTCAATTTGTATATTAAGGGTCCATCCAGCAACAATATCTTCAAATCTTTCTAAGAATGGTGTGAAATTGGGACCCCACAAAGGTGTGTAATCAACTGAAAAGCCACCGTATTGTGACGCATATGATTGATATAATATGGTAAATATATCTTTTGCTATCTCAAGCGTATCACTCATCACATCTTCCTGATTACTCATATCCTCATTAACTCTATCCATTATAATCAATGAAAAATTATATAATAGTCTATTCTGTGCTAAATTCACAGTGCTTGGAACTACATATGCTTTTGGATATACAGGGCTTAATTTGGTCTCAACATCTGCAGTTATTTGTGTAATATCACCAAAACCAAATGAATTTATTTGGGGATGGTAGTATGATATACCGCTAAGATCTTGAATTATTGTTTTATAATTAACTAGCATCTATAATATAAATATAAAAAATCCATTATTTATTCTGTCTTTGAGCTTCTTTTTGTAAACGATTTTGCTCTTTGTCATAGTCAATCAGAAAGGCTGTTTGATTTAAAACCTCCATTACTGTTTTGTTGTAGACATATTCGTGTTTTGTAAAATCGTTTCCAGCAATTTTGTTGACGATAACGTACCATCCGTAGATTTTTTGGAACGTCTTATTGCTGCCCATATCCATTTTCTCAGATTCCAAACCATTTTGATCTTCATCCATATCGATAGATTCTGCATCGAAGATAGATGGGAATAACTTAAATATCTGCTTACGAACTTGATAAAAAAAAACTGTGCGCCTAAAACGTACTTGATGTCTAGCTTCTTTTTAAATAGTTCTGCTCGTATCTTCATTGTATCTACATTATACTTTTCAATTGTATAATCGTGTTCAGATCGTTCTTCTAGAATTGGTCTGTACATAATTGCAGCTAATATGTGCATTAGATCCAATAACTCTTCTGGTTTCTTCGTTGATATTGTATCTAGGTCAACAAATTCTGCGAACGTTAGATCCTTCCAGTTAGGAAAGAAACCATACTTAACACCATCCAATTCAAATCTATCTATAAATTGTGGCTTTTCTAATGGTAATGATCCCATAATTTCTGCAGCCAATAGATAGACCTCTTCATAATCTGTGTCTAATAAATCTTGTAAGGGTGCATCACAAACAATACTTACAACCTTTGCTGCAAAGTATTCATCTTTAAATAAGTCTTTTACCTTATATATTTTAACATAGTTTTCTATGTTTATAAATTCCGGTACTTTGTATTCAATATCTTCAATCTTAAATTTAAGCATATATATGTATATATTGTTTTATAATGTGGCCAAAGCATAACGTCCTGTAGCTTTTGTGCTCTTTATTTCTGGTAACATACGCATCATAAATGCGTCAGATAAGTCAGGTGACTTACCTAATATCTTTTTCATATCTTCTTTTGACTGTACACCAACCTTATTATCTTTATCCACATCCTTTAATTTAATGGCTAATAGTTCCTGAGTCAACTCATCAATGCTAGATGGGTCTAAAATATTAATTGATATTTTTCCTTCTTTAAATAACTCAGATAGTTTTACATAACATTGTGATTTAAGGTTTGTAAAATTCTGGTTATGTAACGCTTTTGCATTGTTAACAAAATTGGTTGCTCTAAGAATATCAGCCGTACCTCCGCCGACACCATCAGAATCCACAATGATGTTTGATGGATGCACCCCGTATTTCGCTATTAGCTCTTGAATTTCGGACGATAATTCAACGGTTGATAGTTTGGTATAGATCTTCATATCTATCGCCACCAGACCGCTCCAAACGATCGCTACGGACCTATCTGATCCAAACCTAGCTACGTCTAATGAGATATACTTCTTATCTTGTGGTTGAGGTGTAAATTTAAACACTGATTCTGTAATTGAATCAAATTCAAATAAACTATCTAAATCTGTCTCATAATTCCAATCACCTTCTAGCAGACGTTTACGTTGAGCTGGTGGTAATTCTTTTAGCATCTGTATATATGATGCTGGTAAGTGTGGATTGTCAAGTGGTAGTGCTGGTATAAATGCTTTGTTTTCATCCAATGTTTCTTGTACATAAGGTATAAAGAATAGTTTCTTTAACCAAGTTTGTCCAGGGTTGGATGTTAATAACATCTTAGGAATTAGATTATATTGTGTTAATTTATAACGAATCCTAGATTTTAAGATATTATAAGCTAGTTGAGGTACTTGTGTGGCCTCATCAATATATACGGCAGTTACTTCAATACCACCAAGGCTATCGTAATTTGGATCGCTAGGATTAAATGCTAAATCTTTTAGTATTATCTCTGACTTATTATAGAAAGTAATAATATTAGATTGACCATTGTATGTATAATGCTCACCAGATTTTAATCCCATTCTTTGTAATACTTCAAATAAAGTATTGAGTGTGGTCATCTTAAGTTGTTGCAATACCGTTCTTCCAATCAATGTTCTGATACCAGGATATTGAATGCAGATGGTTGCAATCCATAATGTACCGATAAATGACTTACCGCCACCGGCTGATCCACCAAAACATATCTCAGTTGTGCTATTGTCCATCAATAGTTTCCAAGCTTGAGATTGCTTCTTAGTTAAATTAATATCTATATCCATAGTCAAAAACGAAACGTTGCACAGTCAATGCGCAAAAAAATTATTCTGTTATGTTAATGTTAATCGCGATCGGTTGGCCATTACTGGTTACATCCACCTTTTTAACCTCCAGTTGATGTATCTTAGCAATATCCGCCAAGGTCTCTCTTTCAACTCTTTTATTATTATCATCACGAGCCCTTTTAAGTAAATCATATAATTGATTTAAATGGTTTTCTAGAATCTCTTCATTATTCTGTTGGAACCTTTCTTTTAATCTGGTTCTAGCCTCTTTCCATAAGTTCTCGGCTTGTCTGGGTGTTATGTTAAATTCTCTAGCAGCTTTGGTTCTAAACTCATTCCAAGATAAATGCTCGTATAGCATCATCTCAAATACTCTGTTCATCCTTTCTTCTGCTTGTAGTTCGTTAACTTGATTTTCCTTCGGCATTTGTTATATAATTATGAAACCTTTTGGCTTGATAGCTTCCACAGCCACCACATCCAAAGTTAAATGGTTCACCAAATAATGCTTGATAAACCTTATTGATTGATTCGTGTTTCCCTGGTTTAACACCTCCATAACTTGTTAGATCATCATATGCTTGTTTAATCTCTTCCCAAGTTGGTTGACCACCATTCCACTCAGTTATTTCTTGACTGTGTAGTTCTTCTGGTGATTGTGCTACTTTCTTCTTTTTACAGCTGGTACATCCCATATATATGTATATATTATTTATTGGTTATTATAGATTTTTTATGGGCATATAAAACACCCTGGTATTCAATATCTAAGTGTGGGAACTTGTAAAACTCTATCTCGTATCCATTATCCTGTAATAATCTTTCACAAGATACCAGACAAGGTAGGTTATGATACTCTATACCAATGTGTCTTATACCAGATAAATATTGTGGGTCTAAGCCATTTAAATACAACTCACCACCTTCTATGTCCATCTTTAGTACATCAGGTTTGTAATATCCTAAATATAATTGGAACTTTTCAATTCTATCAATATAATCCTGGTGTATTACAAAGTTCTTTATATTGAAGTTTGTTTTAAACCATTCGTAGCTTTGTGCTGATGGATCTACACCAGCTACAAACTTAGCTTTGTTCTGTATCCAGTACATTGGTGTTGGTGTATGTTCTGAGTTTATTCCGCAACCTAAATCTAAAATTGTTTGACCATCTATTGGTAGAAACCTCCAATGGTCGCTTGGTGCTTCTGTGTGTATCTCTCCGGCTATCTTTCTTAATTTCATAAATCTTTTAATCTTTTATTTACGTCTTCCTTTATTTTGCTTTTAGCTTGTCTTATATAAGTCTGCACAGATGTTAAAGGTATCTCCATTTCTCTTGATACTTTATTCATTGAACCTAATATCAAATAGGCATCCATTAACGCCTTATGGAAAAAGTTTAACTCTGTGTAGCTTACCTCTAATATAGAAAAAATTAATTCTTTTTCAAATTGTTGTTGGTCTTCTTCTATTTCTAGTATGGGTGTTAGATCCGTATATTTAGATATTTCTCTGCGGATCTTGTAGTAGAATGGTGAGGTTTTGCTGTTCCAATTGATGCGGATGATGGCTACAATATAATATCTAATTGAATCATCATCATATGTCTTTAGAACCACATCGTCTTTTTCTAATATCTGTAAGATAACCTCGTGTAATAAGTCCTGGTGTAGATCGTGGTTGTTTGTTAATTTCTTAGCTATTTTAAGCAGTTGGTAATAGTTTCTGGTTATATAGCTCTCAATCTTTTTTTTCATTTATTAGTTTTCTAATATCCACGAGCACTTGGCACATCTCATAATTTTCTTCTTCCTCGTTTGTTATTAATGATGATTGAATAATTAAATCCACAACCGCATCTCTATTCATCCCAACGTGTGTTGATCTATCTACCATCAAATATATTTTGTTCGCTATGTATTCACATAGCTCTTCCTTATCCTCTCTCTTAAGGTCAAAATAGTCTTTCGGAATATCTATTTCATCAATTTTGACTTGTGCTTTTCTACCCATCGCCATACTGTTCCGTTTGCTTGACCTGTTAGTTTTGCTATTTGCTTATTAGAATAACCTTCTAAATGCAAATTTACAACTTCATCCTTTTCTTCTTGGGTTATCTCAGATCTTTTTCTTTTGGTATGTGGTTTACGCTTCGTAAATTTTCTACTTGGTCTACCATAACTATCTAATAATGGGAAGTTACCGTCTTTGTCTTTCCAAGGTAATTTATACCAAACACCATTCTCTTCGTTGAAAGTATAACCCATTACTTTCATAATTTCAAATGTTTGTTCTTTCTGATAAATATCCACATATGTGTTTGGATTGTTCCATACCTTAGCACTACCACCATTTTCGCTTAAGTATTTCTGTCTTTCTCTGCGATCCATTTCAAGTTCACAAGCCTTACATCTAATCTTTAAGCGTTTATAAAATTCTGTATTTGGTAACCATTGTTCACAGTCCTGACAATACTGATAATCATCTGGTGGTATAAATTCAATTGGTTCTTCTATCACAGGTTGAGATATTTGTGGTTTAAGCCTTTGTTTATATTCAGCTTTTTGTTTAGCTATACATTCGTTACAGATCTTTCTGGTCCTATACTTCTTCTGTGTTGAATGGTAGTAAGTATAAAACTGCTTATCGTCTTTTTCTAAATCACATTTATTGCAACGACGCATAATAATAAATATCTGGTTTAAAAGCAAAAGTCCAGCTAGGTGATGGAGCAAAAACCTTGGCTGGACTTAAGTTGTATTTATAGTTAATATGTACTAATAAATATAAGAACTTTTTTCTAAAAAACAAAATATATAAGAATTTTTTTTTCTGAATTTGGCACAATAAAACTTCCACATTTGGCACAAAACTACAAGACCCCTAACATCCCGTCAGAGGTCTTGTCCGCTACCTTCTGGGAAGATCACGGCGTTGGTTTACAGAAATTCTAGATCAATACTAATATACACAAAATATTTAAGATAACAAAATATTTGTTAAGTTTTTTGCATCTTTTATATCCAAATATGTTACAGTCTTTATAACATTTGGGAATGCCCTATAATACCAAGTTGATCCTGGCAGTTCTCTTTGTTCCCATACTAAGTCTTTTAACTTCTTCAAATTCCAAGACCATATACCTTCCGGTGTTGAGACAACAAACCTTACCCTTTTAGAACGCATTAGAGCGTCATATTTGGGCTTATCCATCAAAAGGGTATCGTAGTGTCGTCCACGACATTTAAACTCAAATATAACGTCCGTAGACGGACTGTAACCATCTTTCCTATTAAACTCACTTGTGTCTTGAAGATCTGGTATTAATTTAGTTTTAAGTAGTTTTATTAGTTCTGCTTCTTTGAGATTGGTTAAAAAAGTTTTTCTGTCTTTCATATTTCCATAGTTATAGTCTTTTTGTTATTCTTCTTAAGAAGTTCTGGGAAATATACTTTTGTAAAAAAGTTGAGGATGTATTTGTCACTAGAGTCTAATACTTTTTCTTCAAGTAATAGTAGCGAAGCTACATAGTCTTTCTGTTGAGAATTTGTTAGTTCTTGAAACTGTTTTACACCAATACTTCCATCCCGAAAGTACATTGGTTTTCTTTCTTGTTGTTTGTTCTCCATTTTAGTTTGTTTTTTTATTTTTATTATTATAATTTTTTAAACATCCTTTCCACCATCCTTTGAGGTACTTCAACCTTTCAGGACAATTTGTTTTCATACCCTGTTGGATATAACTTTTGTAACAACCTAATATCCAAACTTCATCCTGGCTAAGTTGGGGATGTATACACTGACTTTGTTCTTGTAAAAGTTTTTTAAATGTTTTCTTACTACTCATATACTACTGCCTTTTAGTACTAAATATATATGTTTTTTTCTTCTTTTCCAAAACTCTTGTTTAGAATGTTTAGGGATGGTGTAGACACACTTCTTCCTCCTAAGGTTTTTACACCAGTTATCCACACAGCCTTCAACTTTTTACAGACCAGTCTATGTTAAACGTGTGAACCTCAACAATTGCCCCATATCTGTATTATGGAAGAAAACCTTTTTTGTAGATGGTACGCCTGAACCGTTATGTTTAGATGTTATTTCAATCCTACAGTCTACTGCCACCATTCAGATCCCTACTCTCAACTCGTGTTGCTTACCCTTGGGACGAGAACCTTCCTTTTCCTGTCAGAAGGTCTACAAAAATAAATATACACTTTTTTAGCAAAAGTTCCAAATCCCAAAAAATTTATGGTCAAATTTTTTTATTTCGGAAAAATTATATATATTTGATTATAATAAAAAATAGTTATATGGTACAGACAAAAAAGATTCAAAAATGTGCATTCACAAAGTCTTGGAATGCGCCAGATGGTAACACAATTTATTACCACGAAGTTCTCTTCAACGGAGACGAGCAACCTTATGTTTATGGTTCAAAGTCCAAAGAACCAGACTTTCTTCAAGCCGGTGAAGAACTATCTTTCACCATCAAAGATGCTTTGAAGAGAACAATTACTAGAGTACAAACTCAGGAACAACTACAGACAAAAACAACTACGTCGTATGATGGTGGGGTTGGTGCTATGGTTGGTAACGCTATCACCAACGCTTGTAACTTGGTGGTTGCTGGAAAAGCAAATCTAGAAGAGATTGAAGTGATCGCAGAAGAGATTTGTAGAATTTCCAATAGCCTCAAGCTAAAGTTTTCCAATAAATAAAAGTTCATATTGTTTTTTTGCTAAACCGGGAAGAGTGGTGTACTTCCTGGTTTTTTTTTGTTATATTTATTGTAAGCCGGTTGGATGTTTAGGTTCCACTAATTTATTTGATTACTACTGCCATTGTATCATTTTTTTTCCAACCGGTGTTTTTTTTCCTTCAAATTTTTTTCTTTCAAAAGTTTTGCCTATATTAGCATTATAAACAAATATTTATAGTTATGAGCAAAACAACAGAATGGTTCTTAGAACTACAAGAGAATGGACTGGTAAGCATTTACCAAACCGTGGTTGAAGATATTGATCACGAAGAAGTTACAGAAGAAGTATTAACCCTTAAAACAGCTGAAGATGTTAATTGAGTTTGAAACAACACAGAAAGTCCTTTATTCATTTAGCCTAGATGAAAGCGAAACATCAAAGTTTTTACATTGGCAACTAAATGAAATTAGCCCAAGCGAAAAAGATATTCTAAGATATTTAGAAAGTAGGGACTTACCTCGTCAAAACACATATTTCTCTTTAGAGATACAAAATATGATTAGTGACGAAGATGATATTTAATTTTTTTTTTCTAATAATGGTAAATACGGCTGGCGTTTCTACGCTGGCCTTTTTTATTGATAATCAATTAGTTACGTTTTTTATAAAAAAAAATTTGGTGATATCACAAAAGTTTTCTTAACTTTGTGGGACAAATTTAAAAACAATATGAAAAAGAAAACACAGTTATTCTCAGACGAATTGATGGGTTACATCAAAGAAGGCGAAAAGCAAAAGACACGTTTATTTGAAATTGCTGATGAGATTGTCAGTTATACATCCAAAGACAATTTCCCACATTTCTATATTCAGTCAAGTCCTGGTATGGCTAAGTCATATACCTTAAAGAATAAGTTTGACAAACATAATAAAAATGTTACCATTATTGGTGCCGGTGTTACAATGGCACAGTTTGGTATTATGTTAGCTTTAATAGTTAAAGACCTAAAACCAAAGGACACTCATTACATTTATTTTGACGACTGCGAAAGTTTGCTTTATAAGCCGGACGATCTTAATATGTTTAAAAACTTATTGAGAGATGAAAGATGCTATTCATATATGAAGAATATGAATAATCTTCTTAACAATACCGATGATGCCGGTAGAAGAGCCATTGAACACTTTACACAAAAGGGTGGTGGTTTTAAAGTACCTACAGATAATATAGTATTTGTTATGGCTTCAAACATTAAGCTACCTTCTTCTGATGAAGTTAGAACGTCTAGAGATAGTCACTTGTCAGCAATAGCAGATAGATTTAATGTAAGAGATTTTACAATGCCACCAACAACACAATGGGGTTATATCACAACAATGATTTTAAATTCACCATATATTCCTAAAGGTGTTCCTATGTCAATTAGAGTTGAGGCTTGTCAATTCTTTTATGATAACTGGTCTGATTTGAAACGCAGAACAATTAGACAAGTAGAACAGATGCTTGAGACATATGTTAAAAACCCAAAGAACTATAAAACTAAGTGGGAACAAGAATTTAAAAAATAATTCTTATGAACGGTAAAGTTTATCAGTACGATTTAGATGGTAACTTTGTTAAAGAGTATGCTAATGCAGCCTCTGCAGCACATATAATAAAAACAGATAAGTCTACCTTGTGTGCTTGTTTAAAAGGTAAAACAAAAACACATTGTGATTCTTATTGGTCACATAAAATGTATATTAAGTTACCAAAAACTCTAATGCTTAGATATTCTAAGATCTATCAGTATGATGATCAAATGAATTTGATTAATATCTTTGATAGAGTAGAACATACCTCAAGGTTTGGTTTTGACGAATCTTCTGTTGTCAAATGTTTAAAAGGTAAACTAAAGACACACAGAGGTTATATTTGGAAATTAAAAGATTAAGTCATGGCATATTCAAAAGGCAAAATATATAAATACGATTTAACTGGTAATTTTATTACTGAGTATGAAAGTGCAGAGGCTGCTGCTTATATTGATAAAATAGCATCATCGTTTTTACTTGAACATTTAAAAGGTAGGTGGTCTTATTGTCATAATTATATTTATACTTACAAGTATTATATTAAGTTACCAGCAGAATTATTAGAGCATAAGACTAAGAGAATATACAAAAGATACGAAATACATCAATATGATTTGAATGGTAATCATATTGCATCTTATAAAGATAAAGACGAAGCAGCCAATGCAACCGGATTAAAAGCTAGATATATACGAGATTGTGCCGCTGGTAATTTAAAAACTAAAACTTACCGCGGATTTTTATGGTCATATGAAAAAAAGAAAACTATACCTAAATTTGAAAAAATTAAAAAATATAAAAAAATTGATCAATATACAAAAGATGGTAAATTTATAAAAACATTTAATTCATTAAAAGAAGCGGCAAATAGTTTAAATATATCTCCAACAGCAATTTCAAACTGTGCTAGAGGACAAAAGAAAACACCGACCGCTGGAGGATATATTTGGAAGCATAAAAAAGAAAACCCCAACCATTAATTTGGAAGGGGTTTTTTATAAACAATAAAAGAACTTATTCACCTCTCCACTTAGAATAGCAAATAGCTAGTGCTTGATCTTGATCATATTCACCACCAATGTCTCTCATACATCTACTAATGAAACCTTGTTCATCTTCTGATCCTTCTGGTGATGGTACAGGAAAACCTTGTTTGACTTTCTTAGCTTCCATAGGCACACAATTGGGAACTTCCTTACCATCTAGTATTTTTGTTCCTATTGGTTCGTAACCTTCCCAACACGGATTATCCATTTCACCTTCTTCAAAGTTTTTCTTTTTGCAGCCACAACCTTTTTTCTGAGATAGGTTTTCAACTCTAAACTTGTGGATTATTTGATGCTTTTCCATATTATATTAATTTTTTATATTCGCGATATGTTATATGTTTGTTATGTAAGTAGTACTCATCAAATGTTTTATTTATCCAATTGGCAAAATCAATATTTGTAATACCGTATTTTTCAGAAGCTGTTTCTTTAAACATTCTATTATGGTAATCACCTTTTTTTGTATAATGTAATTCTTCTGGTTTAGGTTCTGGTAATCTCTCGTTGTCTATTTTCATAATCCATTCTTTCTTTTTAGATTTTTATTTTCGGTCATTAAGCTTTCAACCTTTTTTTCTAGGTCTTGTATCTTTACGTTTAATTCGTGTATTTCAGCCTTTAGATCATCTATAATATTTTTATATAGATTAACAGATAGCTCAAGATTGCGCAAAACTTGGTTATCTGTTTCTGCATCGCTACGTCTTTTACCTACAAAAAAACCAGCAACAGCTGTTAATGCATTTGATATAATTAATAATAATTCGTTATTCATATTATAAGCAGTCTGGACAGTTTTTATAGTTTTGTTCTAATTCAGAATACACTGGCATACTTCTAGCAATTCTTTCCATTGACCATCCTTTTCTTGATGTATGGTTAAGAACAATCGGGTTATTATATTTTGCCATACGATCTGGGATCATACCATCTTGTGTTGATGCTTGTTCATACTGAGGATATTTACCCTGGCCATTACCAGTTATAAGATAATCTTGTAAACGCATCTTATAAAAATCTGCTCTCTGTTTTTGGATAGTACGTAGATACTTCATTGTTTCAATATCAACACTTCTAGCATTTTCAGCATCACCCTCTACAATGCCTCTATTCATTACGCGATAATGTAAAAACGGTATGGATGTAAAATATGCAACCTGGATTAGAAATGGTTGAATATAATCATTAACCAATGTTAATTCATCATTATTCAATGTATTACCAGTTGATGATATTTGTGATAATAAATGATTATAAAAAAGTGTTCCAAGTAAAGGTTGTAACTCTACATCTTGTGCCACTTGAATTTCAGATCTTAATGTGTCCATTGGGACGTTGGCATTAATGCTGGTAAATTGTTTTAGCTTTGTTTCACTGACTAGTAGTACGCCGGCCATATTATTTTAATTAGTTTTAATTTATTCTTCTTCGCCAAGCCAAATGTTCATATCTTCTTCTGCTAAACCGTAGCCACTTTTTAACATTTGTTTTGCCATTTCTCTGGTTATTTTACCTTTATTATATTCTCTCACTATTCTCATAAGTGCTTGATATTCGCGGCCTTTCATACCTTTGATATTCTCATTTACAGCAGCAGCTTCTACTGGAACCTCTGGTGCATTTACAACAGATGGTTCTTCAACAACATCACCAACTTCAAATATGGTTAATGGCTTAATTTCAAACGTTGTAGGCTTCTGAAACTTCATTGATACCAACTTATCAAACACACCCAATAACTGCTTCTGATAAGGCTCTATTACAGTCTTACGCACATAATAGATATGTGTAGCAATTTCGTCTTTGCTACCTAACTTACCAGCTGTAGAAATACCGAATAATTCTCCGGTTGAAATTCTATGTGCTGATAATATAGATTGTTGAATGTCGTTATAGATTGCAGCATAATATCCATCATTTGCTGATGGTGATATTTGCGTAATTTCTGGTGCCAATTCTTTGCTCTCGTTGAAAGAGATGATCGGTCTACCAGCGTTGTTAACGCTTGAATATTGCTCTTCTAAAGCTCTTGTAATAATCTTTTGCTCTTCCTCACCTGGTATTCCATTGTTCATAGATATGAAAAGGCTTGGCAACATTCCGTTCTTAAGATTGTTCTGATGAAACTCTTTAATGTTTACATCAATCTCAATAGCAGCCAAACCACCAGAATAATCTGGCTGAGGGTAATAACTATTACTTGGAACATATTGTTTGTAATAATAGATTTGAGATGCTTCACCATCTTCTTGATTAAATGCATCATATTCTTGAGGTGCATATTTTCTTGTATTCGTCCAATCAGGTGAATAATAGTATTTTTTAATTTCGTCATTGTCGTCTAGTTTTCCACATCTAACACGGCTAAAGTCTAAGTGGTATATTTCAGCTATACTTTGTCTGTCTCTAGACCAAATAACATTAAGTGCATAACCACCGAATAATACAAGATCAAGAGCACACTTCTTCATTACCTCAGCAACATTCTCTTTCCCGTTTATTAGGTTTATTGTAGCCATTGGGTTGTTTAATGATACTATTCCGTCACCCATAATCTGTTCTACCTTTGATGTAACAATAGCTTTGTGTATGGCACAGTTGTTATATCTTGAAATAAGATACTGTGGCATTTGATTGTTTTCACCATAATAAACCCAAGGGCTTCTATTGAATATTTCTGAGAATATCGGAAGCATAGGTTCCTGTGTGAAACTAATTTTATTTAATTGATATTTTTGTTTTTCACTCATAATTAATCGTCTATGTAAATGTAGTTTTCGTTATTTTCATTTGGTGACGCGTATTCAACAAATGTTGCATCTTCTGTTGTACCATTTAATCTAGCTAGATTTGTATATACAAGTGTTGTCCCATTACCATAAATTTGAAGCATATAATCACCTTCATAATTTAAGTCTTGTCCTGGTTGTTGTAAATTCAATTCTATTGTACAGTATCTGTCATTCTCAGAATATTCAGCAGATGATACTGAAACGTTATAAGATTTAACTTCTTGTGACAGAACGTGTGTAAATGTTAATGTATATCCGGTAAACGAAGCTCTTGAATTGTTGTTAATATTTAACACCAACTCATTATGCTGGTCTTTATTTAGTATAATCATAACTTAACCCTATATAGATAAATATAAAAAAATTGATTTTGAAACTGAATTAATAAAAAAAAGGGCGTAATAACGCCCTCTTTTCGAAAGAATAGATATTGAGATTCACAACCTACGTTGTTACTTATCCGATTACGGCACCCGATACTAAAGCATCTAAGCCAGCATCAGTTGAACAAGCAATTACTCTAGCCGGAACGGGTTCCTGACCTGTAAACGTAATGTTCATACCATTTCTATCACCTAGTGCTAGACCAGATGTTGCTGCACCACCAGATACATACATACCTCTTACTTGACCACACATATAGTAAACATTGTTTTGATCAACCGCGATGATTTGTAAATTATCTTTTTGTGCTAAGCTTTCTAAAATTAGTCTCTTGTCAGCATCATACTTAAACAATACAGCTTCCAATACTTGTTCAAAGAATACAGTACCATTCTCAAAGCTCTTTTGGATATTTTGAGTAAGAGATGAAGTTCCGCGCTTCAAATTGAATTTGTATAAAGTTGTACCAGACGTACCAGTAATACCAGTGATTTGATCATCACCATCATATGTGTAACCAGTTAAACCACCAGTAGTAGTTCCTGATCCACCAGCGATGAAAATAGCTTGTATACCACCAATACTGTCTGAACATTCGTTTAAAGAGATACCTTGTGAAATATAGCAACTCATAATTTATGTATATTATTTTTTTTCGTTTATTTTAAATTTGTGGGGCCTTTCACCCCACAGGTTTTTTATCTAGATGAATAGATTATGCTACGTTGTTTGTTGCAAAATAGTTGGTTCCAGAGAACACAGCGATTTGAGCACCGTAGTTGAAATTAGCTCTCAATCTTACAGCATCAAAATCTTTGCTATACCACATATCTAATTTTTGGTGATCTGAAACGAGGTCAAATCCAACCGCCATATATTCAGCTGGTCCGATTACAACTTTACCACTTCCAGATAAACCTAGAGTTGGAACAACTTTTACGTTACTATTTGGATGGATTGCTTCATAAGAATCTGGTCCACCGATAGCTTTTGCACCACCAATGTAGTTAACGAAGAAGTTAGCTCTTGTTAACGCTTGTACATACAATCTGAAGTTAGCATAAGACATAAACACAATTAAGTCTTCACGAGCTTGTGCGTCGTCAGATAATACGTTGATTAATTTGTCAACTTCAGTGATTGGGTTACCAGATACACCATAAGCAGCTGAGCTTGAGAAAGTAGTACCACTTGAGTTAGCAACTGAAGTAGCACCTGTAACGATCAAATTGCTGAAACCGTTGAATGAATCTGTACCACCAGTTGAAGCAGTCCATAACTTAGATTCAACTCTTTGTTGGATTTGCTTAATTTTTAGGTCAGCGATCGCTTGTTCAAACGGAACATCTTCGTTAGTTTGACCTGGCTTCATCAACATTGACTGATACGTATCCCACAAGTCCTTGTAACATAATTGTTCAAAATACGTCTCGTGTTGCGTTACTAAGTTTCTTTGAGTGTAAGTTGTTGTTCCTGTTGGTGTTAATGAACAAGCGCCAGATTGGAACATCACTGATGCGTTTGAGTCTAATAGGTTAAGTGCTTGAGAGCCTTTAATGCCCAAACGTACATTAACATATTTTGGTGTCTGAGCACCTACTAATGCTTTAGAAAGTAATTGGCCACCAACTTCGTCTGTGAAGCCAGTAATACCACCTACGGCATAAGCAAATTCTTCTTTTGAATAAATTTTCATAGTTTTAATTTTTTTATTTATTTAATTTTCTTAATGCCATAATTCTGTCTGAAATTTCATCATCAGAATTAGACGTTTTATTAAAGTCTGTTTTTCCATCAGCTATTTTTTTAGCAGCTGGAGCTTTTTTGAAAGCATCAAAGTCAGCTTCAACAGCAGACATCTTATCTTCCATACTTTTCATTTTTTCAGATATTTTTTCCATCATATCTTTCAATAGGCTGTATACTTCTTCCATACCACCCATATCTTCTTTCTTAGCAGCTTCTACTTCAATCTCAACAGCTGGTTCAGCTTCTTCTATTTTCTCTTCGATTTTAGAAATAATACCACCCATAGTTTCAATTTTAGTTCCGTCTTCTAGCTCGTGTACACCATCTGGGGCTGGAACACCGTCTGGCATTTCTTCAGTAACAACTTTAACAGCTGCACCTTCTACCAAACCGTCACCTTCAACCTTTACGATTGTACCGTCCATTAACTTAGCGTCTAAGAAAATCTCATTAACAGATACGATTTTACCTTCTTTTACCTCTAAGTTGAAGTTTTCAACTAAACGGTAAGCACCATCTTCCAAAGCCACTCTTTCAAACTCTTCAGATATTTTTGTGATAGCCTCACCAACCTTAAGGTCAGCTGCTTCCACAATTGTATTATCTTCCAATTTGAATGACTTTAGAACCGGTTCATCAGACATAAAACCGAACTGCTTCATAAGCTTTTTAATTTCTTGAATTGCAGTTTTAGAATTTGACATAATTGTATTTATTTTTTCTTCTTATTATTAAATATAAAAATTCGTATATATAACCAAATTTTTTTATTCTTTTATTGTTTTTAGCAATTTAGCTAATTCGCTAAGGAACATTTCTTCTCTAGCAAATTGTTCAATCTCTTCAAAGTAGCCAGAAACGCTAAATCCACGTAGCTTTCCTTCTTTAACTTTCTTCCACACATTGTCATCTTTTACCTTCATTGATACAAACCAGGTACCTATTGGTAGGTCATATCCATACTTGTTTGACTTATCGTTCTCGTCTTCTTTGATCCAAGACTCAATCACATAAACATCTCTAACAGCTTTACCATCGTGGTTGGTATCGTTGTTATCAATATATTTGTTACGCATATACTTTTCAGCAATCATACGTATGGTTTTATCTGTAAAAAATACGTGATATGGATTACCCTTTTTATCTTTTCTGAAGATGCGTAAATTTGGTACCATTGCTGGCCCAACCACTATACGCTTATCTTCTGATTGTATTTCAAATTTTTGATTATTGAATTTAGCGTTTTCAATTTGTCTAAGTTTTCTTTGTGCCCATTCAATACCAGCTGTGCCACCCCAAGCGTCCCACATTAATCCACCACAACCCTCATCATAAGGTACATCTTTGTTTTGTCTATGTCTTTCAAATGAAGCCATACGAGAGATCGTTTCCTCTGAAATGGCCTGTCTAGACGCTAATTGATTAGCTCTGGCTTTCCCCACGGGTGTTCCACAAGATCCCCATCCATTCTTTTCAGCCCATTTTAACGCTCTTCTAGCATTATCTGATGCTGCCAATGGATAATCTGTATATGATTCAAAATCTTCTTTTTTCTTTTTCTTCTTAATATCCGGATCAACATAACCAGTTATTGTACCCACATCATATCCCATATCTTCAGGATGTTCTTCACACGGCATATAATAAATTTTACCATTAACATCGTGTTCGTGAGAACCCTTACAATTCAATACCTCTTCAGCATAGTATTCAGCTTCTTCTTTAGTTGGGAATAATGGATATTCAAATTTTTGTTTAGATAACCCTAAGTTTCTAATAGTAGATGGACTTGGATTATTTAATGTTCTTTCTGTTGTTGTATCTGGTTGAGGGTAACCGATAATATCTAGTTCAGGATTTAAGCCGCTTGGAAAACCATCCACGTCAACCTTACCTTTATTGATAGATGCTTTGTTTACAATTGTTGCATCTTTTCTATATACCATCTTACCCCAAATGTGTCTACAATTGTAACCACCTCTCCACACTAATGCACTATCACCAAACTCATTTCTAAGGTTGTCCATCTCTTCTACACGCCACACATAGTTCTTATTAACCAAATCTTTACAGAATGCTCTAGTTGTGTCTATAACAGCTGCTTGACCAGTTATACGCGGATTAAGCATATACTTATATCTTACCTTAAAATCCGGCTCATCCCATTCTGAATTTGCGTTTGGATTAGTGGCAAATACTTCCTTACTATCCAATAATTCTATATGATCAATAACATAACCTTCAGCCAATAGATCTTCTTCAGCCTCAGCTTTTGCAATTAACATCTCAAGGTATTTGTTATCTTCACCATCTGGGATATGAAATTCGTGTGCTTTTTCTTTGTTAAAAGCTACCCAGTTAATTTCAATCGCCGGTTCATCAACTAAGGATATACTATCAATTCCTGATATTGGATCTTCTTCGTCTATTCTTAGTTCTATAATTTTATCTTTCTTCATACTAATAAATATAAATTTTTATGATTATAATGTGGATAGGTTCTTTAATCTAGCTTGTCTGTGTTGAGCATCTGTTAATTCTTTCTCAACCACATATGTTTTAACGATCATTTCTGATTGTTCTAATGATGGTTGTGCTACTGCTGGTCTATCAGGTAATGCTGTATTTAAACTAGATGTAAACGCAGCACCTCCACCCATTTGGTTCATCATTGACAATAATGGAGCAAACATAGTTACTGCACCAGCTGTCATTACAGCTTCGCCATTGGATAGTCTAGCATTAATACTATCTGATTTAGGACCACCTGGACCTCTTACAATACCACCATCAGCATATCCTCTACCCAATCTATTTGATTGTTGTCCACCTTCACCTTCTCCAGATCCAGCAGATTTAATTTCTTTTAATTTGTTGATACCCTGTGCAACAATTGTAGCAATACTTAATGCTGCAGCAATCTTAGCTTTAACAGCGTATCCAGCCGCAATAGGAACACCAGCCGGGCCTAATGGTGCAACTGACGCACTAAACGCGATGATCGCTCTTTGGGTATCTATAATGATTCTAGCGATAGCCACACCAGCTTCTGTAATAGCTGCAGCTATTTGAATACCTTTACTCTTACCGGCTACAGCACTTAATAAGTTAACCAACTGTGCACCAATCTCTACGGTCTTATCCGCACTAGCTCTCTTAGAATCTACCTCTAATTGATCTAATTGGATTTGACGTTGAGTAAACTCTTCGTTATTTTGTAATCTCTTTTCGTTTAGTTCTCTTATTCTCTCATCATACTTTTCTTGAGACAAAGTTTTGTTTGCTAATGCTTGATCAAGTTGAATTTGTTCAGCGTCAAATATCGCTGTATTTGCATTAAATTCATCTGTATATACTTGTCTAAGATCAACAAAATATTTTGCATATAATGCTTTTAAACCTTTGTTACCAAAGAAGTAATCACCATATACAGCAGTAAAATCACCTAATTGTTGTAAACGAACATTGTTTATATTATTCTCTTGGTCTTTTAATCTTGTTAAAGCATCAACTTCAGCGATTGCTTGATCTTGTGCTATTTGCAATCTCTTTAAGAAAAACTCTTCACGTATCTTAAGAATATCTTGTTGAGCAGCAATTTCAAGGTCTTTGAATAATTTATCTTGTTCTTGTTTGCTTTTCTTGATAAACTCTTTGTCTCTGCTAAGTGCTATCTTATCAAAATATACCTTATTTTCTCTAGCCTCAACTCTAGCTTGTTCCTCATCTGCTATTGCATCAATTCTAATATCTTCTACTTTCTTGAAGTAATCTTGTAATCTTTGTGAGTCTTCGTCCAAAGCTTGTTTGACCTTTTGTGAGTTTTGCTGTCTCATTAATTGTTGTTCAGCAGCACTCAACTTTTCTTTGGTCATTATTAGCTTCATTTTTCTATCAAGAAAATCAGCTAATCTCTTTTCATCTGTATTATCTTTATCTACCTCTAATTGAATTAATGCATCAAGTTCTTTTAACTTTCTGTTGTATTCATCGTCAGCAGATTTTTTATTTAGTTCTAATCTCTTTTTGTTGTCATCAGCAATACCAGTTAACTCAGCTACACGAATTTGAGTCCTTATATCTTTAGCTTTTTGTTCAAGTTCTGTTCTTTTTTTACTGATTGTAGTGTAATCTTCAACAGCTTTTTCATCTGTTCTTTTTAATGTAGCATTTTCAAGTTTAGCTGCATCTATAACAGCTTGATTAACAAGATCTAAATTTTCTTTTAACTCTTTTAGCTGTTGGTTTCTTATTTCTTTTTCAGATGCACCAGCAGCTTTTAATTCTGCTATTCTAATTGCATTACGTCTTCTGGTATCATTTAGATCAAGTTCTAATAATGTAGTAGTTCTTTCTAATTCATCATTAAATTCTTTTTGTGCTCTTTCAGCTTCTTTTGTACCACTAGCCCATTCTGTAAGTAAGCTAATTAATTCTGTTATAGCGATGATAACAAGACCAATACCTAATGATGCTAATACAACCTTTAACGCTTGACCAGCAAATGCTGCTGCTCTTTGTGCTACCGTTAATGTATTTGTTGCTACCGTGGTTGTAACTATACCAGCTGTTGCTGTTTCATAGCTACCAGCTAGTTCCATATTTTTTGTTTTTAGTACACCACTTTGTACTAAAGCTGCTCTTTGTTGTGCAAATAATGCAGCTTCTGCTTGGGTCATATCTTTGATAGGCTTGGTAGCCTTAATCATAGCATTTCCCTTACTATCATATAATACCGTAGCAAATTGTTGTTCTTTGGCTAATGCTTTTAATGCTTCTTGTTGTTTAGAAATAGCATTGGTAACAACAGCGCCTTGTGCAGCATTTGCCGCTAATGCTGAAGAATTGTTTTCTGTAACAGCAACACTTTCTTGAGTAGCGGTTGTTAAAGATTTTGTGGACTCTTCTGTTTTCTTTTTTGCATCACCAAGACCTAAAAATCCATTGGTAATTTCAACAACATCATCACCTAAATCACCCAAAGAGTTTTTAATATCTTTGAATGAAAAACCGGAGAACACTTTTAAGGTATCAACAACACCTAATATAGATGCACCAAACGTACCAACAGGACCTGGCAATGTAGCCAATACTCCCAAAAAGTCTTTTGATCTTGTGGTAGTTCTAGCTATTTGATCTTCAGTATCACCAATTTTTTTACGAAGAATATCAAATTGTTCTGGTTTAAGATCACCTCTTTGAAGTTCTTTCTTTAAGATACGAAGTTGTTGAGTTAATGATAGGGTTTCCTGACCAGCTATTTTCAGGTCTTTACTGTCTACATCATACTCAATTAAAATTCTTTTAGCCATAGTTAATTAGTTAGTTTAAGGTATGTTGATATAATTCTTCTTTAAAAGCCTTGTTCAACAGTTCTTTATCACCTTTTAAGCTTTGAAAAAAATCAAAGGTAAAGGTGTGGTTTTCAAAAAAGTATCTGAATATTTCAATATTTTCTATATTGTTTCTAAAGATTACTTTGTCTTTTTTATTTTTGTCTATCTCAATATATATTTTCATATGGGTAAATTTTTATAGTATATCACAACTTGATCCACTACATTGTGCTATGCTTAATACGTAACCACTACTATCTACTTCAGCTATTCTAAAGACACCACTTCCAGTACTTGTTGAAGTAGCAGCATATGCATACCAATAAGTACCAGCAACTAATCCATAAATGTAATCTCCAGGCACTAATGCTGCATAAGATGCTGCTGTTGTTGTAACAGGTTGAGTGATCAAATAGTTAGTTGTACAAAAATCTGAACATATTTCCCTATTTGTTGAAACATATATTGTACTAGCACTAGGTGTTGGTGTAGGTGCTGGACCACCACCACAAGGATTACCACAACTAGTAATTGTAAATGCAGCTAAATCAGCAAATGGAATACCAACATTAACTGTATCACAATCCAAACAGTTAGTTAATACAACCGTTCCAGTACTTCCAATATATTGATAAGTTGTACCAGATGCCATATCATATTTGATATAACCAGTATCTGTTACGTTTAATGTTACACCAGTGGTTCCACTAAATGTAGAAGTTGGGGTTGGTGTAGGTGTTGCTGTTGGCGTTACTGTAGGGGTCGGTGTTGGGGTTGGTGCTACTGGGAAAGGCGGTATACCAATAGTTCTTTGAACCATAACCGGATATATCGCTCTATGACCAATAAATCTAACTTCAAAATAATATGTTCCAGGTACAAATGATGCAACACCGGCTTGAGCTGCAGTTACTGAAAACGTAGCGCCAGTCTCACTAAATGATGTTTGACCACTATATGTTGCACTTCTACTATGTACAATCCTCCAAGGCTTATAATAATTTTGACCTGGAGCTAACATATGCACAGAGTATATACTCAAAGAATTTGAGTTTCTAATAAATGGTTCAGCACTATTTAATGACCAAGTTGTGCTTATACTAAATGTCATTCCAGTTGATGTGGCTGTTGTAGCTGTAAGAGTTACTACAGTTCCTGACACAGAATTTTCATTCAGATCGTGTACAATCTCTTGATCATATTCAGATACTTCATTATTTGGATATACAAAGTCCTGATTAATTATTTGTTTTATATATTTTATTGGCATAATCTTATATATATTTTAATTTATTTATACTTGAGTATCTAATACTTCAATTACTACATCATCATCAGAGTTTATTACAACATTATTAAATGTGTATGATTCACTTAATGTTGATGGTTGGAACGGTACAGTTCTATTTGATGTATTTGTATACGTAGCTACAACCACATTATTAATTAATATCCTCCATCTAGTATCGTCTAATACTACAGTTCCAGCAGATGTCTTCATAATATTTCTAGTGATTGTAACCGTGTTTGATCCAACGTGTACAACATCCATAGCTTGAGATGGACTTATATTATTTGCACTACTAGTCCAAGTTAAATTACTTCTAGAATATGTATTAGTACCTAAACCACCGTCTCTATTAAATGTGGCAGTCATATTTGTTACAGCTTTACTAGTTGTACTACTATTACTTGTTGCTGTATATCTATATTGGAATATTGGTGCAATATATGATGGTGTTGCCGTCGGCGTTGGTGTAGGTGTCATTGTAGGTGTAGGCGTTGGTGTGGGTGTAGGTGATGCAAATACATCTGTAATCTGCCACTTATTTGTAACCAATTTAGTGCCTACAGTTGTTGGCCAGTTAGTATAAAATCTTAATAAATTACTAGGTATTACAGGAACAGTTAATCCAGTTTGAGTTACAGTATATCCAGTTAATTCAACACTATCTTGGAATAGTTTTATAGTTCTAGTTGTTATTGTATCAGTTACACCAGAATTAGATATTCTAAAAAATAATTGCGCAGATATTTCACCAGCAGCATTTGTATTTAAAGGTGTTAAATATGTGCCAGTAGTTCCAGTAACTGTTGCTGAATAGTTAGGTACAAAATATGTACCACTACCACCAAATGTATAGCCACTTATATTTCTACTAGTTGTTTGTGAATTTGACCAGTTATATTCAAATTGACTTTTTTGCCAAGGTGTTATAAAATTATCCGTGAATACGATTTTTACATTATCATTTTCATTGATTGTTACATTGTCAAAATAAACACTAGTTCTAGTATATTGTGTTAAACCACTACAAGGCGTCATTGCACCACCATATCCACCACCATTATTAGTCCACCAATAATCATAATTTTTTATGAATGTATTGTTTATAAATAAAGCAATATTACTTCCAGATCTTATAATTGATGGCCAAGTAGTAGGCTGATAACAATTGTTAATATCAACAACTAATCGTCTTAAACCTTGTGTTTGCCCATCAAATGAAGTTGATCCTGACCAACTTGTTGATCCAGTTAAACCAGAATAATTTACATAAGATGATGGTGTAAAATAATTTACAGCACCAAAACCACCAACACAATCTGGTTCTGTCATTGGATAATTTCGTATATCCATTTCAGCTAATGTAAATCCTGTTGCAACATCAGAATTATAAGAATAATCTATTTGCCAATTAATTGTTTCAGGATCTTCTAAACAAGCTGGACAAGCTTCTGTTGAAAATAACGCACCTCCAAGAACCCTGTATAAAGTTGTAAAATCACTGAACCATCCATTTGGAACTGGTGTAGTTAAAGTTGGATTGGTGTATACAAGTGTTCCTAAACCAAATGTTGTACCAGAATAAAAGACCAAATAGTTATTATCGCCTCTACAAGCTATTTTTTGTGAGGCCCCATAGAAACCGGGTTTAGGTACAACACCAGGTGTTGTTGAACAGCTTGACCAATACACAGCATTATTTGACCATATATTTTCATTAAAGGCCCATATACATTGATCTGGTATTGGTGATCCTAAACTAGCATTAATTCTATATTCAAATTTATAAGCATTCGCTACGGTTGTTGCTGTGAATACCAATGTAGCACCAGTACCACCACTGAATACAATTAATGTATTATCAACAATACCCATATTACCGTTTTCATCATCAG